GCCAAACAAGGGTAATGCGACGCCCGCATTTTTTTTAGTCACAGAATTTTTTAAGGTGTCAATGTCTAAATAAAAAAATAACTTACCGAAGGTAACAAAATGAAAAAGTTGACAAATTGCTATCTTGATGATGATATTTATGTTCCAGCGTCGGCACTCTGTGTTATGCTCGGAGTGGCGGAGCGATCGATTGGAAGATATGCCGCGGACGGTATGCCATTCACGAACATCGGAGAGGCGAAGCAAAAACACTTCCCCGTCCTTAAATGTGTCGAATGGTTAGCGGTCAAGGGATTATTAGAGATCAAGCAGCCTATCCCTGAGCGATCATCTGGTGATAGCTTTGATGATATGGATTCTATGGAGGCACGCCGTCGTCAAGACATAGCCAAAGCAAAACTCATGGAGATGGAAGTTGAAGAGGCAGAGGGTAAATTGATCAGAGTTGAGGATGCACTAAAGGAAAATGAAAAAGTTTTAACCGCGTTTCGCTCTCGTATTCTATCAATGCCATCATCTATCGCGCCGTCTGTTATTACGTGTGAGACTGTAGCGGAGGCGAAATCCATTATTGAGAACGCTTGTTATGATGCACTTGAAGAGTTGGCAAGGTTAGAATGAAGACTTTTAACTGTAAAGTTATAGCCCCTCCGAAGAAGCTCACTGTATCGCAATGGGCTGATTATTATCGATACCTATCTAGCGAGTCATCAAGCGAGTCGGGAAAATGGAGCACCGCACGGGCGGAGTACCAACGCGGTATCATGGATGCATTCAGCGATCCAGCAATACATACCGTCGTCTGGATGAGTTCGGCGCAGGTTGGTAAGACAGAGGCACTTAATAATATTATCGGGTACTTCATCGATCAAGACCCTTCGCCTATCTTAGGGTTGCAACCGACTCTAGAGATGGGGCAGACATGGAGTAAAGACCGTATCTCTCCAATGCTTCGTGATACGCCGGCACTCAAAGACAAAATAGCAGACGCTCGATCGCGTGATAGCGGTAATACAATATTGCATAAGACGTTTAGCGGGGGTCACCTTACGATCGCTGGGGCGAACTCTCCCGCCTCACTTGCCTCTCGCCCCGTTCGTGTTGTACTATGCGATGAGATAGACCGTTACCCCGCATCGGCTGGGGCTGAAGGTGACCCCGTATCACTTGCGTTCAAACGTACCACCACGTTCTGGAATAAAAAGCGTATGCTGACCTCAACCCCCACGATCAAAGGGGTGTCACGGATAGAAATGGCTTATGAAGAGAGTGACATGAGACGCTTCTATGTTCATTGTCCGGAATGTGCGCACGAGCAGACTTTGAAATGGTCGAATGTTGTATGGGAAAAAGACGATATGCACTCGGCATGTTATTCGTGTGAGAATTGTGGTTCACTTTGGAGCGACGTAAAACGATGGGGAGCCGTCAAAAAAGGGCGTTGGATAGCTGAAAAAGAGACAAAAGGTATCGCAGGGTTTCATCTTAACGAGATTTATAGCCCGTGGGTTTCATTATCGGATATGGTCACAAACTTTATAGAGGCTAAAAAGTCAAAAGAGACATTAAAAACCTTCGTGAATACTTCACTTGGTGAGACATGGGAAGAGGAAGGGATACAACTCGATGACAATGAGCTAATGAAGCGAAGAGAGGAGTATATCGATGTGCCAAGCGGTGCGCTTGTATTGGTTGCAGGGTGCGACGTACAGGACGACCGAATCGAGGTCGAGGTTAAGGGATTCGGAGCGGGCGAAGAGTCATGGAGCGTTGATTATAAAATCATCTACGGAGACCCATCGAAGCCGAACGTGTGGCAGGATTTAGACACCGCACTACTACAACAATACCAAAATGAAGATAGTTACCCTATGCGTATCGCTTCGGCTTGTATTGACTCCGGTGGGCACTTCACTGATGCAGTTTATAAGTTCGTTAAGCACAAAGAATCGCGCCGAGTGTATGCCATAAAGGGTTCAAGTTCAGCAGGTGCGCCACTCGTTAATCGTGGAACGAGATCAAACAAGGGCAATGTAAAACTCTTTGCGGTTGGAACAGATACCGCCAAAGAGCTTATCTTCGCGCGGCTTAAGATCGAAGAATTCGGGGCTGGGTATATGCACTTCAATATAAAAATAAACGACGAGGAATATTTTAAGCAGTTAACGGCCGAAAAAATAACTACAAAGTTTGTAAGAGGCTTTCCGGCTAGAGTATGGACGAAGACGCGGCCACGTAATGAGGCTTTAGACTTGAATGTTTATGCTTTGGCGGCACTTGCAATACTAAATCCAAATTGGGCGGCATTGCAGACTAACGTATCTAAAAAATTACAACCAAAAGAAGATCAACAGCCCCAAATACAAGAAGAGAAAAAACAGTTTATAAAGCCAAATCGTCCGCAAAAAGCGCGAGGAAGTTGGGCTAAAAGCTGGTGATTAGATAAAAATTTAATCTTTTCCAATTTTACGCTTGCCAAAATGCAAAAATTGTATCAATGGATAACTTAACACTTGATTCTCTCTTTATCGGCGATACTGTCACGAAGCAAATTAACCTTAATGGTTATTCCCCTGCTGACTACACTCTCAAATATGAGATCGGGGCATTAACCCTTACATTTTCGGATGATGGAATAAATTTCACTCTATCATCGGTACTCACTGGCATTACAACGGGCGAGTATAACTATCGTGCAGTCATTATAAACAAATCCACATCAGCAAAAACAACTCTCCTGCAAGGTCGCGTCAAGATTACCGACTTATCGTACAAATCCCACGCTCGCAAAGTCCTTGACGCTATCGAAGCTACTATTGAAGGGACTGCAACGCAATCACAATCGGAAATGACCATTAACGGGCGATCTATAAAGTATTTTTCGCCTGAGCAACTTATGAAACTACGATCTACCTACAAGCGAGAGATAGCAAATGAGGAAGCATCAGACCGGATTAGAGCAGGATTAGGATCAAAAAATAAAATTCTGGTGAGATTCTAATGTTTGAAGGCTTAATGGCACGTTTCGGCTACAAACCAACCGAACAAAAGACCGCAAAGCGCAACTATTCGGGGGCAAACATCGGGCGATTGTTCTCATCATGGCAAGCATTTAGCCAAACCGCTGACCGCGAAATACAATCTTCTATCACCGTATTACGCTCTCGCGCTCGTGAACTCTCACGTAATAATGACTATGTAAAAAAATACATAGAGATGGTTCGTAAAAACGTCGTAGGTTCAAATGGTATTGCCCTACAAGTGCGAAGCAAAGACCCAAAAGGTTCGCTCGACACGATGGCTAATTCTATGATTGAGGATTCTTTTTATAAGTGGGGGAAAAAAGGTAATTGTGACGTGACAGGTCGTCATTCGTGGCGCGATATTCAAAACCTATTCATAGAATCGAGCGCAACCGATGGAGAAGTATTGGTGAGATTGTTATTTGATCGAAAAAAAGGGTTACAGCTTCAATTAATCGAATCTGATATGCTCGATGAGCGTTTAAATGACATATCTCGCCAAATATCTATGGGTATTGAATACGACGACAACGGACGACCTATCGCGTATCACGTTTTTAAGTATCACCCGTCATCTCTTCAATCAACTACTTTAGGGAATAAGGTAGAGCGTATCCCTGCTGAGGAAATAATCCACGCCTTTATTCCATCAAGATCAAGCCAAGGGCGTGGAGTTACGTGGCTACGTACCGCGATGACACGGTTGAAAATGCTCGAAGGGTACGAAGAGGCGGAATTAACCGCTGCTCGTGTCGCTGCCGCTAAAATGGGATTTTATACATCCCCGGCTGGAGAGAGCTATCACGGTGACGATGACGACAACGGTACTCCTATTCAGGACGCAGAGCCGGGGGCGTTTGAAGTTCTTCCGGAGGGATGGGATTTTAAAACATTTGACCCATCTCACCCGACAACAGCATTCGCTGAATTTGTTAAATCAACTCTTCGGGGCGTTGCATCAGGTTTAGGAGTTTCCTATAACTACTTATCAGGCGATTTAGAGGGGGTTTCGTACTCTTCAATACGTGCGGGCGTACTCGATGAGCGCGACACATGGCGCGATATTCAGGCATGGATGATTGAGACATTATGCGAAAGAGTATACGAAAAATGGCTTGAATTCGCACTACTCACAAAAAATATCCCTTTGCCTATTGAAAAATTCGACAAATTCAACGCGGGTACATGGCAACCGCGCGGCTGGGCATGGGTTGATCCGTTAAAAGATATGCAAGCCTCAATTTTGGCGATCAACGCAGGACTAAAAACCGCTCAAATGGTTGCAAGTGAGCAGGGATTAGACATTGAGGACGTGTATTTACAACTCTCTCAAGAGGCGGCGATGCGTGAAAAACTCGGAATCAAAACAGATTTCAATTTAAAACAGGAGGCGATCGATGCACAAAACCAAAACAACAACGCGACAGATTGAAACTCTTTACCGTAACTTTGAAATTCGCGCAGTAAGCGAAGAGAATCGGACGGTTGAGCTTTCATTTTCGAGTGAAGAACCATATGAAAGATATTGGGGGGTTGAAATCCTTGACCATTCCCCAATATCGGTTAATTTGAGCCGCCTTAACAATGCAGCGCCTCTATTGCTTAACCATGATACAGACATTCAAATCGGAGTAGTCGAATCGGCTGCTATCTCATCAGAAAGGAAAGGTGTGGCAACCGTTCGTTTTTCCCGCTCGGAACGCGGTGATGAGATATTCCAAGACGTAATCGACGGTATTCGTAAAAACGTGTCTGTAGGGTATCAAATCGAAGAGATGATGCTCGAAAGCCGTGACGGTGATACTGAAACATTCAGAGTTACAAAGTGGATGCCCTTTGAGGTATCAATTGTATCCGTTCCTGCTGATACATCGGTGGGCGTTGGTCGCGCTCATGATGAATCGCGGGCGACGGTGACCGTTTTAATTATTGAGACGGATAAAGATGATAACGATTCGGAAAATGAAAATCAAATTGAAGAAAGTGAGGACATAGAAATGGACGAAGAGACAGTTATTCCAGTCGTAGAAACTGCAGAAAAAACACTCGAAGCAAAAACAGAAAAACGATCCAACGATGCAGGGGAAATCCTTTCACTCGGTGAGCGTTTTGAACAACGTGATGCGGCAATTGAAGCCGTCAAAAGTGGTTTACCACTCGAATCTTTCCGTGTTCAAGTCATGGATCGAATTGAAACAAAACAAAAGGAGACAAAAGTGAATTCAAACTCAGGTGATTTTCTAACAGAAAAAGAAAAAGGCGAATATTCATTGATGCGCGCGTTGCGTGATGCGGCAAACGGCAAACGTGATACGTTCGAAATGCGCGTAGGTGAAGAGGCGGCGCGTGCCAACGGTATCGAAGCTCGCGGTCTTTATATCCCTGCTGATATGTTGATGCGTACGATGTCCGTTGTAGATGCTGGTTTCGGTGGTAATACCGTTGCGACAAACATTGCAAGTGGTTCATTTATCGACATTTTGCGAAGTAAATCTGTTGTAATGGCGTTGGCTACAAAGCTTGACGGCTTAGTAGGTAACGTTCAGATTCCACGTCAAAGCGGTGCGTCAGTAGTTTATAAACCTGCTGAAAAAGTGGCTATTACTCAAAGCGATGTTGCGACTGACTTCATCACGCTTGCTCCTACTCGTTATGGTGCATCGGTTCCGGTTACAAAACAACTCTTGATGCAATCATCTTTAGCGGTTGAGAACATGATCCGAAACGATATCGCAGCTCAAATCGCTCTTGCTATCGAAGCAGACGTTATCGCGGCGATTCTATCAGGTGCGACAACTGTGGCACTCGGAACAAATGGAGCCGTTCCAACTTGGCAGAACTTTATCGATCTTGAGACAGCGGTAACAGCAGCAAACGCGGACATGGGTCGCCTCGCGTATCTCATCAACGCTAAAGGCCGCGGTAAACTCAAGTCAACTCCAAAAGTAGCAGGATTCCCTGAGTACATCATTGACAAAGACGGAGCGATCAACGGATATGAGCAACTCATGACTAACCTTGTACCGTCGAACCTAACCAAAGGGAGCGGGACAAACCTATCGGC